ATTTAGGTGCTTTTGTTAGGAAATCAGAGATTGGTCAATACGCATTAACACCTGGCGATGCGGCTAGCCGTTATGTTAACAAAATAGAGGGGAAATCCTTTGTTAAGTATTCCGATTTAAATAACTATGTAAAGAAATCTGAAATCAGGCAGTATACGCCAAGGGCCACAGCCGACAACGCTCATCAGCTATTGCTAAATGGTAACGTATGGTGCGAGAGTACCAGTATTGATGATGTACTTACTGCTTTAATTAGTAATATAGGTAAGCCTTTTCCTCGGACTGAATTTAAGCCGTTGACTATTCCAAGCGTAACCAAAGGTCAACAGGTGGTAACAGTAACAGGTGAACCTCATTACAGTGTTAAGGTAGTCGGTAACGACACGCCTTTCCCACTAGACAGTACTGGGGCATACACTATTACAATTCCACCTCTAGGCGAAGATGATATAAAACTCACTTATCACAATTTCACAGGTGCAAAAGTTGCAGAATACAAAATTGCTGGTGTTCAAACTGATGCAGTTGCTGATGAAGAATATACTGAAAATGGAATTGTATACAAACGCTATGGTGATATCTTGAAAATGAATATTTCAAATAACACAGTTAGAGGTAATTTCAAAGATAACCCTAAGAATTGGAATATTACGAAAAAGGTAATTTATGCCAATAGACCAGCAACGCTTAATTTAGGAGATAACTATAACTCATATGGCCCTTATTTTGTAGAAACTCCTGAAAACGTAACGTTTAAAGGGGATAATAACAATATGCGGCTAACAATAGCTACATCAACACAGGTATCCAAAACGCTGGCCTTTGATATGAATACCATTGAATGGGGTGCGGCTAACAATAGCTACATCAACACAGGTGACCAAAACGCTGACCATTTATAATTAATCAAACCACATGCAAGAATTAACTGATTTTACGGAAACAGAGTAATAGGAGGTGCATATCTCATCTGGACATGGCAGTTTCAATTAGATGATATTTTAACTACGCTTACGATCGTAGGCGTAGTTGCGGGGGCGGGGTACAGGCTACTGATTATCCCGCTACTCGAAAAACTTGACCTTCAAAGAATGCAAGATAATTTGATGTTCCAAGAAAAAATGGGCGTGCTTACCGATACGTTAAAGGACTTGAAAGATGAAATCAAACTTTCACGTGAACAACGCACCAAGGCCTACACAGAACATGTGAAGCTAACATCTCGTGTAGATGGTATTGAAGCACGTGTTGATGATATTAAGGAGGAGTTGCATGAGCATACCACCAAATCTCATCAATACAATTAAAAAATCATATCAGTCTGTAAGGGTGGCCAACTTCCACCCTACAGGTATATTCGCTACGCGGGCGCTAGTATTTATTATGCTAGTGCCTATTTTATTGGTAATAACTCAGTATGGTATGTCATTTGTTAGCGGGTACGTATCTGACGAGGCGAACAAGCTGATTAATGTAGGGCTTAATATCATAGATCATATATTCATCCCTAGCGTATTAATGGCTGTTGTAGGCTTCTTAGGACTTTGGCTGGATAAGAACAATAATGGCATTCCAGATAAATTAGAAGAGGAGGATAAGAAATGAAAGTATTCATTAACCCAGGACATGATATTAATTTAGATAGCGGAGCAGTTAACCCGGTATATGGGACACGTGAATGTGATGTGGCCCGTGATGCGGGCAAAATGTTAGCTCGCTATATGGAAACAGCAGGATGTGAAGTTCGTACTCTGCAAGATGACGATTTAGGTCTTGTATGTTCTGAATCTGATTCTTGGGGCGCAGATATCTTCGTATCGCTTCATTGTAATGCGTTTAACACGGAAGCTCGAGGAACTGAAACACTGTATAAGTCCTTTAATGGTCAACGATTGGCCAATGATATTCAAAGCCAAATCATCCGAAGCATTAATACAGTTGATCGTGGTGTTAAAAAACGCGATGACCTTTGGGTACTAAATGGCACGGATGCAACTGCAGTATTAGTTGAAATGGCGTTTATTGATAATGAAGAAGACCATGCTATGCTGACTAATGATTTAGATACTATCGTTCGCGCCATTGCTAGGGGGATTACTGACTACGCAGGAGGGATGTAATGTATGACAAAATCAAAGTATTATTTGATAACTCTACTTACCGCTATGTTATTATCGGTTGTATTGGCATCATCCTCATCCTTTGCGCAGGATATATCCTTTACCAACCAAGCGGAGCAGACTATCAGCGTACCATTAACGCAGTGGAACGAGCTCAAGAGCAACAACGAGAAAGCCTTGAACTCAATCGAAGCATCCAACATTCCATTGTCCGAAGCTCAGACCTTAGTCGTGAAGCAAAAGAACGAGTTGACCGAAGCACACAATACAATCAACAAATTGGAGAACGAATTGACACAAGCAAAGCTTCAATCAATGAAGCAAGAAGTTACCTTGAACGAAATGTCGAACTCATTGACCGAATTGAAATGGCAAATAGAGAACGACAAGAAAACAATCAAACGACTACGGATGCAGCGCAACCTATCTCAAATGGTGGGAGCGGGAGCAGTAATCGGAGTGGTGATTCATCGATAGAGAGGTGATCCATACATCTCCATAGCGTGTAATGGTGGATACACGCAACTATAATAAAAGAGCCTACTAACTTAGAAAATATCTAGGTTGGTAGGCTCTATTTTTATTTGTAAAATTAATAAAAAACTATTGCGTATAACACGAAAACGTGTTATAATATAGACATAGGGAAGGAGGTGAAGCCGTTGAAGAAGTTAAGGAAGATAATAAAAAAGTGGCTACCGCTAATAACAGCACTTATCCAACTAGCAATCGCGATAAAACAGTTATTAAATCAGTAACCACAGGGGCTCGAAAGAGCCCCAATCTTCCTAACTATTATAACAATGGCGAGCATATGATTTCAAGATTAACTTTAATAATTAGTATTATTGCTTTTGTGTTATCCGTTTATAATCTATTAGTAATATTAGGAGTTCTATAATGAAATTAGATGATGTAATGACCACACAAGAGGCGGCAGAACGCTGGAATGTTACTGCTGATTCTCTTAAACAAAACTGTAGGGGTCGTGTAAAGAATGGATTTTTAGAAGGAGAATGGAACGTCTATATGGTAAAGAAATAAAGTCTTTATAAATTTATTCTGATAAATATTGCATAGACAATAAATTAGTAATCACTTATGATTGGTATATAATACTATTTCTCATTAGGAGGTTCCAAATGGCAGTAGATGTAGCTAGAACACAAGATGTATATAAAGATGCTGGTCAAAGTGTCAATTTCACAACATTATTATTAAATCGTAAAGATCGCGATGCAGAATTAGAAGTCATCCAAGATATGGCTGATCGTATTCAAGCCATTAAACGTTCTGTTAGTATTCGTGCTAATGGCGAAGGCTTGGGTATCGCTTTTGGCTTTAGCCGTAAAGCATGGGATTATTTATTCCCTAATGCACCGGTACCAAAAGAGTTAGAAGACTTCCAAGGTATTAAAGGTGATAAACAAGACGTGCCAGCTGTAGCAGCTGATTTGTTCTTACATGTACGTTCCAATAATGAATCTGTTACATATACTGTAGTGGATCAAATCATGGAATTCTTGCGTCCTATTACATCTGTAGTTGATGAAACTCATGGTTTCCATTATGAACAAGGTCGTGCTATTATCGATTTCGTTGATGGTACGGAAAATCCTGTAGGCCAAGAAGCAGTAGAGTGGGGCGTTATCGGTGATGAAGACCCTGAATTCACTAATGGTTCTTATGCATTTGCACAAAAATATGAACACGACCTTGATGCTTGGCGTGCACTTCCTACAGAAATGCAAGAAAAATTCATTGGCCGTCGTAAATTCAGCGATATTGAATTAGAAGATGATGAAAAAGATCCAGCAGCTCACAATGTAGTAGCTCAAGATAATCGTGATGACGAAGAACATAAAATCGTTCGTATGAATGTACCCTTTGCACAACCTGGCCAAGGTGTGCGTGGCACATATTTCATTGGTTATGCTCGTTACTGGGATGTAACGAAAACAATGCTTACGAATATGTTCACACAAAACGACAAATTGCTCGATTATTCTAAACCTATTACGGGTATGTTGTTCTTTATTCCATCTCTTGATACATTGGATGCTATTGCAGAAGGTGAATTATAATCGTTGTCTTTTGACGATATATGCAATGATAAAATAATATATAATAAAATCTATAGAGAGCGCCCCTTTTGGGGCGCTTTTATGCTATAATTAGAGAAT